AGCCCAGGTATCTCTATCAAAACTCATTTCACACCGCGCAAAACATACTGAGCAAAACTATTTCTCTTGTGGCGCGGAATCATAACCGTTTCAATATTATGGCCTTTACCTTTTAGTTGAAAAATAACATCCCCGAGGCCGTAGACCTTGTATAATTCAGCAGCGCGGGATTTTGTAATTGAACCGTACTTTTTAAGATGTGTTAAAACTAAATCTTTCTTTTTCATAATAACCTCAGTGTTATTGCTCAGATGGAAGTTTTGCGGCAACTAGTCTGAGTTCTAGCTTTTCGGAGCAACCCTAGCCGCAAAGACAATATAATAAAATTAGACAATTAAATCAATCTAATAAACCCCGCCTTCTAAGTATCTCTTGCTCTTTTTTGATTTTTTCATCAAGAGCATCCCTTACAAATTCAGAGAAATTATTATGTATCTCTGATACAGCGTCTATAGCGGATTGATCGAATCGAACAGGCTTAACAATTAAAGCCTGCTTATCATCTTTTGAATACTTACTCATAAGCCATCGCCAGAGCCATCGCCAGAGCCATAGCCAGAGCCATCGCCAGAGCCATCGCCAGAGCCATCGCCAGAGCCATAGCCATCGCCAGAGCCATCGCCAGAGCCAGAGCCATAGCCATAGCCATCGCCAGAGCCATCGCCAGAGCCATAGCCAGAGCTAGAGCCATCGCCAAAGCCATAGCCAAAGCCATAGCCATCGCCAAAGCCAGAGCCAGAGCCATCGCCAGAACCAGAGCCATAGCCAGAGCCAGAGCTAGAACCAGAACCAGAGCCATAGCCAGAGCCAGAGCTAGAACCAGAGCTTATAGGTTTATTCAGCTTTGGCATGATCTGCACTCTCCAAAGAGTTTATTGCAATTGATGAGCAAGGAATAATTTCAACCGCTTCAAGCCATACCGAATCAACAGGCTCCACAATTTTAGATTTATCATTTTTAACGCCATGTATAGCGACAGATGATAAACTTATCCCCTCACTAGCCCACCAGCACCACATTCTACGCGCGTTTTTTAAAATAACCTCGCTGCTTGACTTTTGGTCTAAGACGCCAAACCAATTGCCAGCAGAATAAGTGCGAACTATTACCTTTTTGCCGATCATGCAATTTAGCCCAATTTCACCGCTGCTAGATTGCCCAAATAAATTAGACAGCTCTTTTGCTTGACCTATTGTTAAATCATCAATATTCATTCTTTCATTTCCTTTTTTTTGACTTTAGTTAACTTCTGCTTGTAATGCTAACGCAATACGCATGTATTAATCAAGCATTAAAATCAATACATTTACTCTTATGCTCATCAAACAGCTTTTCGAACTGCTCAGCTTTTTTGATACACTGCTTAAGCTCGCCTTTCTTTCCTGCGCGAATTCTGTATTTCAGCACTTGGCCTAGACAAAACCCTTTCCACATCTCGACGGTCATTGACCTTGCTAAGATGTGAATTGTGTTTTCTCCGAATAAATCATAATGATTCGGGTTTTTAATGGTTCTTTCTTCCCATTTGTCGCTCATGTTTTTTGATCCTGCTTTTAGTCGCTATTCAATAACTTTACTAGTGTGTCGGTTTGTTTTGTTTGGTAAAGTTTTACACCCTCAAATGATTTCCCATTCATAAACAAAACGTCTAAAACTATTTTATCGCAACGCAAGCCTATTTCTGCTGAGTGTATCAGTATCAGGTTAAGCTCGTGGGGATTTATGAATTTGTTAATGTCGCCATTTTCGTCATAACCCATCATTTCATTAATATGGTTGTTTTCTGACCATTGAACAAAAACGCTTTCAATTTCGTCTAACTCTTTAACTATCATGTTAATTGCCTCTTATTGGTTAGGCTTCTTCAAGCCAATGTGTGAATCTCTTACCAGCCGTATAAAAATAGTTGAACTCTGACTTCACAAGAAAGTTTTTAAAGTACTCGCCTGTTTCTTGATTTAGAGCTAAAAATTGCTTGTATGGTTCTGGCTCTCTTTCTCTAACGTTGATTAGTTGCATTTCTACGCTTAGCCCATGCTATTTGTTTATGTTTGATAAATCCAAGAGTGGATTCGCTTGGTTCGGCTGTATTATTTGACATATTGCGAGGCCAAACGCCCGTCATATCTTTGTATGTGTGAGCTATCCAGCCCGATGAAATATGCTTACCTTTCCATTGCTGTTCTATTTTAAAACCTAAAAGTTCAGCATAGATTTGTTTTTTATCTTCCGTTTTCATCTTTCCTTTGATTTGCTTTAGCTCCCCTTCCTTAACCTCAACATCCTGGGTTTTTCGCGGTTCAAATTCGCATAGCGGGCATTTATGAACACCAGCTTCCTTAATTGTTGAGCATTTAGGGCAGGCTTTAGGTAATTTTTCTCCCATTTCTTTCTTTTTTCTTTCTGATTTTGCTTTTACGTTTTCCCCGTTGCATAGTTCAGAAATTGTTATATCTTCTGGAAAGCCGAGTTTTTCAATAGTTCCGCTATGATCGAGTAAAATCATTTTCTCTTTGCCATCAGCAGTCCTCAATCCACGACCTATACATTGAATCCATCGTATTTCTGATTTTGTCGGCCTAGCATAAATAATACAGCGAACATCAGCATCAAAACCAGCTACAAGAGTTCCGACATTGATTAGAATTTTAACTTCTCTTTTTGCAAACCGATCGAATATAATTTCTCTTTCTTCTATTGGGGTTTTAGCGGTAATAACCTCGTTTGTGATATTAATGCGGTCAAATGCTGACCCAATATGGTTGGCGTGAGCTATATTTACAGCAAAGCAGACTGTAGGCTCATCATTACCTTTTTTTAACCATGTTTCAGTAATAGAGCCTGTAATCTTTGGTTTAGACATTCTCTCGCCTGTTTCATTTATCTCATAATCACCTTTTGATGTCTTTACGCCTTCCATATCTGGCGAACATGGCGCAAAAGCTATGTATTCTGATAGGTAGTTAGTATCAATCAGCTCTTTCATACTTATGGGCTCAATCAGATTATTATAATGAAGCCCCAAACCTTTTGTGAATGGCGTTGCTGTAAAGCCAATAACCGGTGTTCTTACTGTTTTGATGTAATTCAAAAATGATTCATAGGCTATATGCGCCTCATCAACCAGTATCAAATCTACCTCGGGTATTTTTCGCCTGATCAATGTTTGGATTGAGGCTATTTGAAGCCTTTTGCTTGAATCAGTCCACGGATGATCTGCTTGTATAATCCCTGGTTGCGGAATACCTTGATCCATAAAAGACTTGGCCGTTTGGTTTATTAGCGCGGTATATGGCGCTATGACTAGGATTTTTTTACCCTTATCTAGCGAACTTGCTACAACGTGAGCCATAACAACTGTTTTGCCAAAGCCTGTGCAAGCCATGAACATAGGCCTTGTTTTCCCTTGTTGGAATGATTGCCTAAGTTGATTCAACCCTTTTTCTTGATGTGGAAAAAGACCATACAAACTACCCATGATTACAAAACTCTTTATGTAATCTCGCTCTTGCTTTTTCTACAGCAATTCTAGCGTCTTCTATATCGCCATAATTTCCACAATTCTCGGTGACACCATGACAGGTAACTTCAGTCCTCCATTTTTTTATGTTGCTACCCCAGTAAACCCCCTTTACGCCTGATTTATTATCTTTTCTTATAGGTTTGTTTAATGCGTTTTGTGAGTTAGTACAACCTCTAAGATTAACTATTCTGTTGTCTGTGTGCTTGTTGTTTATATGATCAATCTGTTCAGGCAAATACCCATGAACATATATAAAGGCTATCCTATGATTAGGATATAACTTGCCATTAATTCTTGTTGCTAAATATCCGCGCCCGACCTTGTAACCTTTGCCTACTACAGAGCCACAAAAATCACCTTTTTTTGCGGTGTTTTTATTTATTTTTCTGGTTAGTAACCCAGTTTCAGGATCATAATTAAATAAAGTTTTGACTTGTTCTTGAGTAATCATTTTTTAGCACCTCGTTAAAGTGTCGTTACTTGAAGAAATAAGCGCCGCCCGGTAACGAATCGGAACGAGTTAATTAGACTCTCGGCGCAAAAGTGATACTAAAACAGTAAATCACCCTCGTCAAGCTTTGGTTTATATTTTTTTACCACCGCCAAAAGCCAGCGATTAGATCTATATCTCTGCTTCAAATCTCCATCCAGGTTAGTATAGATTTCACTATACCGTTTTTTTATGTCACTTTGCATGTTTATCGGCAGTTTGTCGATCTGCTCCAATACCCACGCTCTATCGCCGTATTGCTCACCATGCTGACCGCCGTCATAACAATTCAAAACTCAACTCCAAAATTATCATCTGTTGCGCCACTACTTACCGGCTCCAATTCTTTTACTGGCTCACCAAAATATTCAGCAGTCCATTCTTCAACCGATTGATTTTTTATGCGCTCTTGCTCTTTTGTGTGATCTGTCATTTCAATAACTCTATATCATGTTGAATTGCTTCCATACACTCAGTCAAATGCTTTACCTGCTCGTTTAGCGCCTCAAAGTAACTCTTTAGATCGTCAATTTCCTGCCTCATCCTTTTTTTTACGCCCAACACTTTATCGCCACCCTTTAAAATCTCACCCAGCTTATATACACCAGATTCTTTTTTATAAAAACCATTCTTCCCATTAAGTTTGAGTGTTCCGGTAGTAGGCCAAATATCACCTATGCCTTTTAACCTAATATGTTTCGGACGCTCGACCGTCCCGTCCAGTATTTTGTAATCAGCAGCATAGCAAAGCTCTTTACAAATCCGCATTATATCTTTCTTATTCATTGAGTCTGACCCCTGTAGTGAATATTGAATTTTAGTTATATTTATGGCTATTTCCCCTTTAAAGCCCTATCAGGACTAACCATTACTGGTTGGGTACTTTATGAAATTGGCGGAAAATCAAGCCAACTTATTTAAAACGCTAAACTGATAAATTTAACGAGTCCTTTAAATCGGGACTAGCAATCGATGACAAGCCCGGTATCCATTTGCTAGATAATAATCAACCATCCTTAGTTGATACCATTTGAAATCTGGCAGATTCTATTTTTGCAGTTCGGGATAAGACTCCCTTGATGGTTCTGAGGTAGCTATTTGAAGGGCATAAAAAAAAGGCGATTAGGAAATATATGACCTCTGTTGATAGAGGGGTGAAATCTGACAGAAAAACCCACCAAAGATCACATATTGCCTAAACACCCTTTATCAAATTTACTTTCAAACAGCTACCACACTGCAATTACATTTTAACAACGCGGCCGATATATTGCAACTAGCCGCGCTATAATTATAACAAAGTTAGTTAAAAAATAAAATTAATCCGCGAATAACTCCGAATGGAGCTATTAAAAAATCAAGAACGGCCCAAACCGCATTGTTATTGCTAATATCGTAAATAACAGCGTTAAACCAGCAGATAACCATGCCTAACCAACATATAAAGTTAATTAACTCTCTCATAACCTACTCCATTAAACTCAAATAAACACCTCTCACAATTCCAACAGGAAAGACAAAGAAGCTGATAACGATCCAGGTTTGGCGATCCTCGCAGATATCGCTATACATTGCATAAACCCATACACCGAAACACATTAAATGCGCGAAATATGTGATCATTGAATAAATCATTAGTTTTGTCCTTTTAAGTTTTTAAAGATATGAGCTATAACGTCGACAGTCCAGCCGTTGCCGAGCATTTTATACCGCTGGGTGTTGCTAACGTGGTTTGTGTAGTTGTCTGGCACCGTTTGTAGTCTTTCGCACTCGATAGGTGTTAGTTTTCTATAACCTAAATTGTCTATAATTTTGGGCGCGTGAGCCGATGTAATAGTGTAGGTTTTGCTTGCATCTTTAAAAAGCAGCCTACCCATCTCTGACAACCCTGACTTGCGCTTATCGCCTCTGTGCGGTCGTATTCCGTCATCAGTTATTGAAACGTCTACAACTCGCGGGTTAATGGTTGAAAGTTCAAAAACCAACTGTCTGCGATGTTTTTCAAAGTAACTTTTCAAATTGCCGCCTTTCCAATAATTCGCACCAATACAGAATGATTTATCTCTATCGATTACGCCTTTTTCAATTATGTCAGACAACACAATCCCTTTGTCGCTGGGCTGCTCAACGTCCTCGATGTTAACCCAATAATACCTAACTCTATTTTGAGCTGAAACCAAGTCCGAATTAACACAAATAGGTTTAACCTCTAAAATCCTGGTTATTTCCGCAATGTAATCTTTCCTCATTTTGACATTCTCAAGCATAAATTTAATGTTCGGGTTTATCCGCTTGATATGCTCAAGAATATCAACAAAAACAAAAAATAACTTAGATCTTGAATCATCAAAAGCTAGTTGTTTGCCAGCAAAACTAAAACCTTGACATGGTGAGCCGCCGATCAGCAAATCAATATTGGGCCAGTCAACATCCCAGTCGCGCCAGCTTGTAACATCGCCCAACTGTATAGTTTCTGGATAATTGGTTTGAGTAACTTTGATTGCGTGTTTATCAATCTCAGCCGCATAGTATTTGCTGGGCTTAATTCCGACCTTGTTGAGCGCGATTTGTCCGCAACTCATACCATCGAAAAGTGATAACACATTCATAACGAATAACCTCTAAATTGCTTAACAAATGCAAGCTCACGTTCCAGATCGGCAATTAATCGATCCTGGCTATCGATGCGATACTCCAAAGAGTCGATAATTTTATTTAATAACACTTTCTGCTCTTTTAGCTTATCCGTTTCAATATCTTTTAATGTTTTAAAGTTTTTTATTGAATTATTCATCGTCTGAAATCCTTTTAAATTCGTTAAGTCTATTTTCTAACCTTATATTAGAGCGTGCTTTCTTTGAATCAGGATTGTTGCTGGCACGCTTCTCAGAGTTAGACATTGAAACCTGTTTGGCTGGGGAATAAAGCTCCCTGGTGCGCCTGGCTGTTTCTGAGTCCAGAACTGTTAATCTTACATTTGACATTATTTAACTTCTCCTAATTTAATAAATTCACTCATTGAGTAACCTAATTCGTAAGCTACTCTCTCGACTGTTTTAATACCTGGGTTTCCTTTGTTAGCAATCATATTAGACATTGAAGCCTCAGTAATGCCCGTTAAAACCGCTAGAGCCTTTTGATTTTTAATGCCTTTATAAGCCATTGCTAAGTTGATTGATCTACCTAAATTCATCTTATTACCTCGTTATTAGTTAAGAACAATGCAATGATAAAGCAGTAATAATATTAAGTCAAGCGAGACAAAGTTAAAAATAAAGCAATAAAACATTTGACAGATAAATATTAAGAGCGTATCGTTACCACATCAACAACAAAACAACGGAGCAAAAAAAATGATTTTAACCGAAATGCTAACTAGTGGAGTTTGGATTGCTAAAAGCGGAAACAATATTGCTTCTGGCGCTAGTCGTGATGAAGCTATTAAGAATGTTATCAAACTTGGTTATCAAACTTGGTTATGGCGTTAAATAACGGAGCTTAAAACATGAACTACGAAGAATTAAAAGCCAAGCGTGATGAAATAAGCGTGACTCTTAAATTGAGGAATGGCGGGTTAAGAGCTGCTAGAGAAGGTGCGGCCGATCTAGATGATTCGCTTTTAGATCTAGCGCATGAAGAATTCGATGCCGATGATTTAGTAGTAAAATTGATTAATGTCATTACTAACAGCGAGTCAGACAACTATCTAACTGATGAATTATTGCCAGCTATTAAAGATTTTAACGATCAATTAAACGCTTTTTATGTTGAGAAAGCAGAAGAAGCACTCGAAGAAATAGAAGGTGATATTGAAGATATTGAAGAATTCGGAGAGCCAGGTAGCCCGGGTTACGAATACCGCAAGAATGGCTTTGCATCAGAAGCAGACTACAACGCATGGAGGCATGGATAATGAAAATTGACACGAGTACAACAGCGGGCAAAATAGCTGTAATGCAGGCTTATGAGAACGGGGAGGCTGTGCAGTTTTATGATGGCTCTGATTGGAAGCCACTAATTCAAAATGCTAACCCTTCATGGAATTGGTTTGACTGTCTCTACCGCATCAAACCTCAAACGGCAGAAGAAGCGGCAAAAGAATATCTCATTGATAATTACGGTTGCCTTAATACCTACCAACACAGAATAGGTGTTACGGAAGATTTTATCGCCGGTGCCAAATGGCAAAAGGAGCAAGACCAATGAACGCAAATATGATTGCAGCTTTTAGAAACTACGCAACGCCAAACAAAGCAAGAGCAGAACGGGTTTTGTATGAATACTTTAGTAAAAAAATGGTTACTGATAACGAGGCTAAACAGTTAGCTGCGTTTTCAGGACTAAACGCTAACAAGATATTAAGAATGGAGTTTTCAAAATGAAAGAAACAATAGAGCATGAAAAAATTATAGCCTTTGCTTGGTTTGATGGAGTTTACAACCAAAGACAGGCCAAACTATCATGTGAATTGCAGAGTTTGGATTTTAAGAAGGTGGAGCAGTATTATGGTGAGCTTTACCACGAAATGGAGGCGGCTAGTCATGGATAAATCAGAATCAATCAAGCATTTAGCTATTGCTATGTGTAAGGCTCAAGCTGAAATGGGTGGCGCTCACAAGGGGGCTAACAACCCATTTTTTAAAAGCAAATACGCTGATCTTGGCGCGGTAGTTGAGGCGGTAAAAGCCCCATTTACTAATAATGGTCTAAGTTATGTTCAATTCCCAATCGAGGAAGGCGGCAGAATTGGCGTAGAAACCATTTTGATGCACGATTCAGGTGAATGGTTATCCAATAAATTTACTGTTAACGTGCAAAAACAGGACGCTCAGGGTGCGGGCTCTGCCATTTCCTACTGTCGGCGGTATGGATTGCAGTCTGTCGCCGGCATCCCGTCCGAGGATGATGATGGTAGCAGTGCAAGTAAGTCAGCACCTATCAACTTGAGCGCAATAGCTAAAGAGTGCGGCTATACAGATCAAGAAGTCTGCGCGACATTTAACCCACCACTAAAAACAATTAACGAAGTGCAAGACAAAAACGCTTGCGCTAATTGGTTAAGGAGTAACAAAAAATGATTATAATTGACATTGAAACAATCCCAAATCAAGCGCAAGACGCAGTTGAGCAAATAGCAAAAAACTTGACAGTAAAAGCGCCAGACCTAACAAAACCCAAGTTAATAGACGCGTTTAACTTGGGTACTGATGGTAAGTTCAAAACCGTTCCAGAATTAAAAGAGATGTGGTTAGAAAGATTTAGCGAACAAGCAAAGCAAGAGCAAGCCGAAGCTAAATGGCTAAAAACCTCATTTGACG